TTAGCAGCAGTAACCATTTTAGGATTTTTCGAAGTCGGCGTAGATGGTTTTCCAACTAACGGTGTGGTCCCAGACGCGAATGCCAACTTTAGGTGATGAATTCGGGAAGGAGTATGGCGATTCTTTTTCTGGGCTGCAACCGTGTCTGGTGGCATATGCGGACTTAAAAAGAAATTTACCACTATCGTCTACTATATCTTCCAAAACAGACGGGTGATAACGGGACTGTAAGAGCAGTTTGAGTTTTGGGGTTATGGGATTGGCTAACAAATTGTAAAGAGCTTCGTTGTAAAGGGAAACTTCTCGTTCGGGAGCATAGACAACATTTGGAGAAACATATATACCTCGTCTGAGTCTACCAACCCTACCACGACGTTGAATACGTTCATGGTGTGTGGCTGGACCTCGTTTGACGTGTATATGAGAATAAGAAGGGTTGTCAGTGTTCTTAGAGAACAGTACGGTGTTGGACATGGCGAGGTCTACCACCACATCGATATCTAGGGTAAAACCGGTTTGTAAAACTGGGGAAGAGAATATGAGGATGGGACCCTTGGTGGACTTAATGGAAGGAACTAATTGTGTCGCGTTAGTGTAAGTGACAGCGAAGACGGGTATACCTGTGTACACAGACGCAAGATCCGTGGCATCCCTGTCATTGGGGGCGAAAACAAGAACACGCTTACCAGACGTTGTGGGATAGATAAAAGGGAGTGGTTTGCGGTCGTAGACATTCTGGATGGTATATGAAGGGTTAACAACTTCTGTTATTGGGAACAAAGTGGCTTTGGGATCTGCAGAAGCATTAGGTGCGGTGGCAGAGGTTAGAAAGGCAGAACCGGGTTTTGCTACCCTATTTATAAGGTGGACTGTTAGATGGTCTGTGTTATGAGATTCATCTATAAGAATGAAGCCATCGCGTGGTTCCATTACGTACTCTAACTTGGTGAGATATATAGCATTTGGAAATTTGCGCATATAGGTACGCATTGAATCACGCAAAGCTACCGTGTCAACTAGAATGTATAACTTTCCTAATAGTTTAGACAATATGCCGGGTAAGGTGGTAGTTTTACCAACACCTGTAGCGGCGTAGAAGAGAATAAGTTGGGTCAGGCGCGGTAAAGATTGTATGACATGTGTAGTTAAATTGACTATTGAGTCTGCAGTTAGTTCTATGGGTAAAATAGAATACGGTGCCATTACAAAGGTTCAGTACGAGAAATTGTCACAGGGGTATAATGTGTCCTAAATTGTTTGGCGTCTATGTGGGTCAGAGACTCTAGAGCATGGAAGACTTCTTGAAGGTACAGGAACTGTCTGATATAATCACAATGAGTCTCAGGTACATGTATATTGGACTTGATAGTAGAGGATATGCCTTCAGTATCAGATCTCTTTACGTCAAGTACAAAATCACGGATAGAATTTTGAACTTCCGCGAAATGTTGGTAATCTCTGAAGGTTGTACCAACAAGTTTCTTGTACCTGCGTTCAAGATCGAGAAAGAATTTTCCGTTGGAGTAGCTCATACCACAGAAAGATATTCTTCCTCCTATTTGACACTTCAGTTTCATCTTTGTAAAGTTACTAACGTTTGAGATTTC